CTTGGAAGGCGACCTGCCTGATTCAGCTTCAAGTAGGCGCGGCGACGGCGGTGGCCATCGACAACCCACATCCCACCTTCGGCGCGAGGTCGCACTTCAAGCGCGGGGATCTGGCCGCCGGCGAAGATGAACTCAGCGAGTGCGTTGATGCTTTCTTCCAGCTCTTCACCTTCGGCCCGAAGGTTGAAGCCGGGTTCTTCGTGTAGATCTTCCAGGCGGGCCTTCATCGCGTCAGCACGCTTCAGATCCCCGTCTTTGATCATTTGCTTGAAAGACTTGGCCATGCAATTTATTTCCAAGTGGTTGTCATCCCAAGCAGCCCTCGCGAGAAGGCTGCTCAGTGATGCTTTCCATCGTTGTCGCGCCTCCTACCGGGTCATTCGCCAGTTCGGTCAACTCATTGCTACTATCGATATCTCCCAGCGGAAGGGCTTGAAGATGGACGATGACTGGTTGATTCGAGAGCTGAGAAAGGTCTTTTCTCAGATCGACATCACTGCCGCCCAAGAGGCAGACAAAGAGGCAAAGCGAGTCAAGAAAGCGGAGCGTGCCGCCAGGAGAGCGGCTAAAAGAAAGAATCCAGCAAAAAACTCACCCCCTCCTGTGAAGGAGCGAATGGTTAAGTGCCGGGATTGCGGTAAGCCTACGAAACCAGACAAGGAGCTCTATTTCGTGCCAGTGCAATGTGATCACTGCAAAGAGCTATCTGAAGCCGTTGACCTGGGAATTCATCCACGGAAGTCGGTTTCGTTTACTTCGGTGCACATTGTGCAAGGCGGTGCCCCTGGGCTTGGCAAGCGGAAGTGAATGCAGGAGAGTGAAAAGGCATCCGACCCCATGCCGATCAAGTGCCCTTTCCGAGACCGGTCCCGCCGCCGCGAACAACCTGAGCTGGGATGGTGCTTGTACTTCTAGACTTTGTTTTTATTCCAAGGTCTGGCGCGCCAAAGTATTTGCTTGATGGGTCGTCTTGAGTTGCTCTTTGGGCTTTTCGCCTAGCCTTTTCTACATGCTTCAGCGCTGAAAGCGCTTCCTCGATCTGCTCGACCTTCGCTCTCACCTCGAAATCATCGGGAGCTTTGAGCATGAATTCCTTGAGAACCTGCTTTCTAGTCTTTAACAGTCTTGTGCTATCTGACTTCGCTCCACAGATGAAGGCGTCTTCCAGCTTCAAGAGCTCGGCTTTCTTAACGGATACACCGCGGAAGGAGTGTGATTTCTTCCAGCGATTTCCACTGTTGTGAAGCCTCGGCGTATTCATGGCTATCCACCTGTTCTATTGCTACAGGCAGCGTAGTTCGAGCTGATGCTTTCCGAGAATCCCTCGAAGAAGAATTCTTGGAGAGCATCCGGCCCACACTCAACGGGCCGGTAAACTCTTTCCTTTTGCATAGGCCAACGGTCGCTTTCCCGTCGATGTCTTTCAGCGCGACACGGGGTCAAGGCCCCAAAGCCAAGCGCTTACTTTCCACCACGCAGCCTCTCCAGCTACGCCCTCCGAATGAGGTCTCCTATGCCCAGCGCCGACATGAGGTCGAATCGCTGCGTACCGTTGCGCGGTACGTCCGCTGGCTATGCATCGGCCAGCTCGGCGTCCATCAGATTGTTAAAGAGCGGCGCGGCTTTCGCTGCTGGGCCGGTGTTGCGTTGGCTTGCGAATAAAAGTAGCAGCGCTGCTACTTTAAGTAAATAGCGCTGCTAATAATATTTTCTTCGGGCGCAAAAAAAAACCCGCACTTGGCGGGCTTGTGTTTGGAGTGGAGGGCTATGTATCTGGGGCGACGATATGAATTTCTCCAAGCAGATCACTCACCAAGCGAATGTTGTCGCGTGCGCCTTCCGCCTCGGCTTCTGATCCAAATGGGCCGACGGCTACGAATTTTGCTGATCCTTTAGTTGTGGGAAGTCCCAGGCGCTTAACTGACAGGGTTGCTTGTGCGTGTGCCCACGGCTCGCACTCCACACGAACAGTCCATCCTGATTTCAATTGGGGGTGCGTGGATGAGGAGGGGCGTACGTCACTCCCGCAATGCTTGCACTTGACCGCCTCTCTCTTGATGGTTTCCGCGCAGGCGGGGCAGGGGCGGGTATCAGTTGCAGTTGTTGCCGACGGGGCAGAGCCTTTACCGCCGAGCAGCACCATAAGCAGGCCTGCGAGGGCGATCATCCCGCCGACAATGGTATGTAGCTGGCGATCAGCCATAAGCCCAAGATTGTTCACTCTGCCGCCAGATCCAGTAGCGACAGACACGTCCATGCTCAGTGCGAACACAGCCCAGCAAATGCCCACCACTAGGGCTAGCGCTCCAATCCCTTTCATTGGGCTACTCCTCAAATAGATCTGAGACTTTACCATCCAAGGTGAGCAGCATCCATTGGCGGTGGGTCGACTTAGAGGGGGCGGGAAGGGCTGATACAGGAAGCCCGGCGAGGAGTCGATGGGTGGTAAGGGATACCCTGGCGGCGAACCAGTTTGCGGCCAGGGTATACGCAGCCTATCTGGTTTGAGCTGCAATCAGGTTTGATACCTTTCGGGATAACTGCTGGCAGAAATCCTGATTCCTTTTTGTCCAAATAGTGAGAAAAGCGCTTCTAACTATGCTTTCTGGAACGAATCCGATCTCGAGCCCAAGGCTATTGAATATAGTATGTGGATCTCTGTTCAAAGAAGAGACCTTTCGGATAGCATCTCGCATTTGTTCTTGAAAATTAGGCTGCCGATGACAAGCGACAGTTAAAATTGCGAGCTCCTCATCGAGCGCATCCTTGATACAGCTAAAAACGGTCAACTCTGGCTGATCGCCAGGCAGTCTAATTATACTTTTTTCATCTGAATCTAACTGTTTAGAGTCTCCATCTATCACGCACATGGAGCGGAATCGCATGGATGGGTTTAAACCGTGATGTGTATGGGTTGAAACTGCATTGCCATCACCCGAAAGTGAGTGAACTTCAACTTGATCGTATTCAAGCCCTGAATGCTCGCGCAAAATGCAATCTACCCATGCTTTTGCAAAATCATCCTCAACAAATATAGCTAGTTTTTTATCAACTCTGCCGGATATTGCTCTTAATGATTCTATGCTCAGTTTGCCCTGTCTCAGCCTTCCATTGATACAAGCCCAAATAGCAGAGTCTGGCAATGGCTTTAGTGCATGATCGCTGTGAGTAGTGAAAATTACTTGTACCTTCTTCCTTTCAGCTACATCTATTAAGTATTCCACCATACGCCTGGCGGCTACAGGGTGTAGGCCGTTTTCGATTTCTTCGATAAGAATCAAACTACCTTCAGGGGCGCTCTCAATACCAGAAACCATCCTGATTATTGACGATTCACCAGCACCGAAATGGAACTCTGAGTAGCTGGCGTTACCTGTATGACCAACGAAAAAGTCACCCTCATGCCCCAAATCCGCAACCTTGAATTCGGCGACTTGCTTGCCAAGTATATGTTCGACTTGCCGAGCGATTCCTTGGTCAATTTTTGTTATAGAACCTTTGTATTTATAGGTGGAGCGAATTAGTTTTTTATACTTTGTTTTTTCTCCCGCTGGAACAGTTCGCTCGATCCCAAAAAATAATACAGGACGATCTACTACATCACCCCTTACCCATTTTGATTTTTTGAAACTACTTGTTCTTCTGATTGTTTGCCTTTGGTTGATTTTTCTATCAATTATTTCATATTCAGCTCTCCAGCCTGACATGCTTTCATCGCCGATTACACTCTTGGGAAAAAAAAGACTAGGTTTAATTCCTTTGTAAGCGCATCCAGCAGTTCCCATTACCGAAGACTTTCCGCTTCCATTGGGGCCGACTAATGCCGTAACGGGGAAATCGAAAGATATATCTTCTCCGATGAATCCACGAATTTTATGTATGCTAACCTTATAAAGATATTGGCCGTAGTCTTGTTTTCTTACTTTGTCCTCTAACTTTGTGATAGAGGAGTTGCGAATTTCTGCATAATCATCTTGAAATGCTGTCATGGCGTCCCTGTGGTTTCTGGCAGATTGTCGATATATATTTGATCTCAGTAGAAAACTTACGAGCTGCTTCGAACATCCCTCCTGGCCTTCACCTCATCCGCATACCCTGCCGGCTTGTCCTCCGCTTCCTGGAAGAAAAGGGCTATATCCGCGTATCTTCCTCAAGCCCGGCCTCAGAGAGGCGGGTAGCCACCTGCATGATGTCGAAACCCGACCATTTGAGCAGGGCGGCAGCCTCTTTCAGGTCGCGGCGCGGTTCCTGGTTCGGTTTGGTGAACCCCATAAAACCTCCACAGCATTCCGCCACGCCAGGCCACGCGCCCGCTCAAGTTTCCCTACACAGCCCCAAGCACCAGCCAGGTTGCCCATAGAAATGGCTCAACGTCATCAGCTCAAGCACGACAACCATCACACAGAAAGCTACAAACCCACGCGTGAAGACGCGGCGAGGTTTTTCATAAGGCTGGTAATTGCTAAGCGAGCTGAAAAGGTTGCCTATGAACTCTAGGAGCTCCATCAGATTTTCACCTAGGTTACGCAATGAGTTGAGTCATCGATCGTACCGCTTGCCGCCTGTGGATAGCAGATAAAGCCAATCTGAGTAGGGCAGGCGGGCGATGATCTTGGTTTTCTCAACGACTGCGGCCATTGTCATCCCGCGACACAGCAAGCTCACCCCACCTTGGATGCGCTCGCACATAGCGTCTGGGCTGTCTACGAAATTGGTCTTGTTCAGGCGGAGCATTACCACCGTGCGCCCCTCGGGTACTGCACCTATTGGCGGCACGATGAAAATCGTTATCTGGGTGTAGATGGCAATTGCAATCAGAGCAACTAATCCAGCGATTACTAGCTTTTTCATGGAGTCCATTCCGTTTTTCTGGATTTCGATTGTCTGTCAGCGAGCAAACATTCCCCACCAGAACACATGGCCCAGGATCGAAATTTGTTGCTCCTGAGCTTCGGCGAAGGTGTAGTCCTCATCTGGGTGTTCGTCGCGGTTGAAGCTGCGCAGGCGTAGGCCGGTGGGCAGGCGGTAGACTTGCTTCACGCGCAATTGCCCATTGTGGTTGATCGCGTAGAGGTCGCCATCAACGATATCGCCAAGCGAGTTCTTGCCAGTGTTCACGCCGACTGTGGCGCCATCACGTAGTACTGGAAACATGCTGTTGCCGCGGACGATCACGCACTTGGCATTGCTGAACTGCACATTGTTGCGGCGCAGATCGCTCTTGCAGAAGCGCAGCTTGGCGGTGTCGCTTTCTTCGATCACGAACCTGCCAGAGCCAGCTGCAAGTTCCACTTCCCGCAGGAAAGGGACGTAGACCTCATCGTCAGGGAGCGGTGTTGCGTCATCCCAGGTCTCAATGGTGCCCAGTTTTACATCGGGCTGGATGCGCTCTTGCTGCACATTCGCGACGGTAGAAATCAGTCGGGAGCTGACTTCGCTTGCGTCGAAGCTCAGCGCCTTTGCGAGCTTTAGTAGTGCCTCCACATTCAGAGGCACCTTCCCGGTAGCGTACTGGCTGAATGCACTCTGCCCAGACCATCCACATGCCTCAGCAACGTCCGCCTGCGTCAGGCTGCGCCCGGCAGCTTTCGCAGCTGATTTCCGTTGCTCGTAAATGGCCTTTAGCTTGGCGCTTTCGGCGACTTCTTCAGGGGTAAGGGGGCGACGTATTTTCATGGAAACAAGAATATTAGCAGAACTGATATTTTCGCAAACAGCGCTGCTAGTATTGTCTTGCTGATAAAAAGCAGCACTGCTACTATTCATGGCAGATATCAAGCCGTGGAAAGTCCATGAAAAAGATCCCTTTGAGCAAATACCTAGAAGAGCACGGCACCCAGGCCGCGCTTGCTGCTGCTCTCGGCGTGAACCAGAGCGCGATCTCGCAAATGGTTCGAGCCGGCAGAAGTATCGAAATCACTCTCTATGAAGATGGGCGCGTTGAGGCGAACGAGATTCGCCCAATCCCTGCGCGCCCCAAGCGTACAGCCGCCTGAAGCAGGTGTCGCTAACTGCCTGAACAAATGATCGCCCAAGCACTGGCAGGGCGCCACGGAAACAGAACTGAGGTTTTACGAATGGAAGATTTTCTGCGGTCCTGCCAGAGCGCTGTGCTGGACAACGAGGCGAAGGCACTGGCCGCCAAGATGGGGGTTCCACATGTGAGCCTGCTGCAGCGCGCCAACCCAGACAACGATGCACACCACCTGACGGTTGAGCATCTGTTCGGGATCTTGCTTCACACCGGGGATATGCGGCCCCTGGCGGCACTGGCCAGTGAGTTTGGCTTTGACCTGGTGGCTCGTACCGCGCCGAAGCCGCAGGCCCTGACCAAATCACTGATCAGCGTTGGCAAGGAAGTGGCTGAACTGACCATCGCGGTACATGAAGCCCTGGATGACAACCACGTCAGTGCTTTCGAGAAGTCCCAGATCCGCCAAGAGATCCAGCACGTCCGCCAAAGCCTTGACGTGATGGATGCGTCGGTGAAGGCGGCCTGACATGCAGTTCATCGCCACGATCAACAAGGTGAACGCACGAGGGGGTGTTACATGAGCATGGGGCTTATGGTCGCCGCGATGAAGATTCGCGTCGGCAATCCATTGCGCAAGCTGGTACTGATCAAGCTGGCCGACAACGCCAGTGATTTGGGGGAGTGCTGGCCGTCCTATCAGCATATCGCCGACCAGTGCGAGATCAGCAGGCGCTCTGTCATGAACCATATCACCGCCTTGTGCGAGGCTGGCTTTCTTCGCAAGGAAATTCGGAAGGGCGGCCCGAAGGGCAACTCGTCAAACGTCTACTTCCTGACCCTTGATGGTGGTGCACCTCCTGCACCAGGGGTAGTGCAGCAGATTCACCAGGGTAATGCAGCAGGTTCACCCCCTAGTGAATCTCCTGCACTAGGGGGTAGTGCAGGAGCTGCACCCAGAACCAGTCACTCTTCTGAACCAGTCAATGAACCGGTCATTGAACCAATTGCGCCCCAGGCTTCCGCCAAGGTCGCGACGGGTCAGGTCTTTCCATTCGCTGCCCAGCAGCCACGCTGTGTAATCCCGGCCGATATGCCGGGTCCCAAGGACCAGTCTTGCAAGACCTTCAAGGCCTGGGCCAACTACGCCATGGCTTACCGCAAACGCCACGGTGCATGGCCAGTGTGGAACGCCAAGGTCGCCGGACAGCTGGGCCAGATCATCGACCGTCTTGGCATCGACGTCGCGCACCATGTCGCCGCGTATTTCCTGACCATCAGCGACGCTCGCGTGGTTTCGAACATGCACAGCATCGGCGACCTGCTGGCCAAGGCCGAGGCCTATCACACCCAATGGGCCACCAATCGCCAGATGACTGGGGCCGCGGCCCGGCAGATCGAGCAGACCCAGACCAACTTCAGCGCTGCCGAACAGGCCCTTGAAGCGCTCCGAGCCAAGAAGGCTGCAGCCCATGCTGAATGACGCACAGCAAGAACGATTGCTCCTGTCTCTGTTTGCCACTGCTGAGGTGATGGGGCAGCAGCTCACCCAGGCCGCGGCGCTGCTGATGGTCGAGGACCTGCGCGGATACACCGAGCCTGTACTTACCGCAGCGCTTCGTAGCTGCCGTATTGAGGGCGGCCGCCTCACGGTTGCATCGATCATGAAGCATGCCCAGTCGGCTGATGGGCGCCCGGGAAAGGATGAGGCTTGGGCCATTGCCATGACCACGAACGACGAGTTCGAAACCGTGGTGCTAACTGATGAGATCCAACTGGCCCTGGCCGCGGCGAAACCCGTCTTGGATGGCGGCGACAAAATCGGCGCACGTATGGCGTTCATCGACGCCTACCAGCGGTTCGTGAGTCAGGCCCGCGAGGATGCGAAGCCAGTCAACTGGCACGTATCCGTAGGCTTCGACGCCAACCGTCGCATCCAGGCTGTGACCAAAGCGATGGAGCTGAAACGCATCCCGTGCGAACACGCCCAGAAGTACCTGGCGGACCTGAGTGTCGAGCCGATCACCGAGGATGGTCGGGCTATCGCGGGTTTGCTCACCGGGACAGTCACCCGACCAGAGCCGGCGCTTCGCCAGAAACTGGAGCTCGTGAAAAGCTCGATGCTGGAAATGCGCAAAGCCAGTGCAGAGCAGAAGGACGAGATACGGATTGCAGCGGCAAATGAGTTGGCTGATCGCCGGGCCCTGCTGATCAAGCAGGCGCAGGAGCTGGAAGCGAGGAGGGCGGCGCAATGACCAAGCCAGCCAAGCCCCGCCCTATGCCCGTGTACCTGGTTCTGCGCCGCCTGATCGACCCAGCCACTGGCAAGGAGGTGGCGGCATTCGTGCCGTCCTCCGATGCCGATCGGTCGATACTTCGAGAGCGTGAGTTTCGGATCAACACGAAGATCCGCGCCGACCTCAAACAGCCGCGCAACCCACGGTTTAACGGTTTGGTCCACGGCTTGGGCCGGGTACTGAGCCAGAACATAGACCGGTTCTCTGGCAAGCAGTCCCACGATGCGATCAAGGCCCTGCAGTTGGAGTCTGGCGTGTACTGCGACGAGGAGCTGTTCGACATCCCGGGCCTGGGTCAGCTCACCCGCAAGACGCCGCGCAGCCTTTCCTACGACTCGATGGGAGAGGAGGTGTTCCAAGACTTCTGGCGCCAGTGCTGCGCGTACCTGGTGCTGAATGACTGGCCGTCGCTCACGGAAGAGCGCTTGACCGAAATGGCTGAGTTCGAAGCATTCAAGGAGGCCGCGTGAAGCGCACCCCACTACAGCGCAAAACCCCGCTCACGTCCGTCGGCAAACGTCGAAAGCGCTGTCCATCTTGCCGGGTTATGTTCACGCCCGTACGCGCCTCCCAGGCCGTGTGCGGGGAGATAGAGTGCGCCATCGCTCACGGGCAGTCAGAGAAGGGACAGGCTAGCGCCCGGAAAGCCCTGGCTGATGTTGAGCGCCGGGAGATCAAGGTCCGCAAGGAAAGGCTGAAGAGTAGGGCGGACCACCTCCGAGAAGCCCAGGCCGTGTTCAATGAATGGGTACGCCTACGCGACGCCGATCTGCCCTGCATCAGCTGCGGGCGGCACCACGACGGCCAGTACCACGCAGGCCACTACCGCACCGTAGGCGCGAACCCGGAAATTCGCTTCGAGCCTTTGAACGTCTGGAAGCAGTGCGCTCCGTGTAACACGCACCTGTCCGGCAACTTGGTGAACTATCGGATTTCGCTCCTGCAGCGAATCGGCGCCGAGAAACTTGCCTGGCTGGAAGGGCCCCATCCCGCATGCAAGCACACCATCGAAGAGATCAAGGCCATCAAGGCCGACTACCGCGAAAAGATCAAAGAACTGAAGAAGGGGATCGCAGCATGAAGCTGATCAATACAAGGCAGGTATGGACAGAGGCTCAGCACGAATCGAATGCGTCGATCAGCGCTGTGGCAATTGAGCGGGCCGAGTCGGCACCGGTGAAGACTGGCGGCCGTATTGGAAAGCGCGAGGCGCAGTTTCCGGCGCTGGGCAGTGAGAAAGGGGAGGAGGCTGCGTGCTTCCCGGTTCCGGGGCAGCGGATCAGCATCAGCGAGACACGCCGCACGCCGATTGGCCGGTCCACAGCCCGTGCTGCGCACCTGGCCACGATCGGCAAGGTACTGCGCGCCATCGACACACTGCCGTTCCAGGTGCAGCAATTCGGGCACTACCTGTACCACCCGGCGATGAACATGCGGCACCTACTGAACGCGGTGCTGTTGGTCACCGCCAAGGCCGCGTTACCAGATCTGACATCGGCCAAGCGTGTGAAGGCTCAATACCTGGTAACCCTGGCCCTGCAGTCCTACAAGGGTGAGGCGCACGGCGCGGCAGAGTGGGGGCCGGCCCGGGTCGCCTCTGAGATGAAGGAGTTCTTCGGCGTCACCATCGAACCTAAGCATTGGAATCGTGACTGGATCGCCTTATGGGAATCACTGAAAGAGGTGATCGTGGAAGTGGATATACAGGCTCAACAGCCGATATGGCAGGTGATTCACTCGGAAAATGACGAAAGAGCGGCATAAAAATATTGACATGGTGGGGTTTTGTGCGTACTTTTCCCATAGTGCACAAGTAACGCGAAACGCACACGAAACCCTGAGCCCGGCCACTGCGCCGGGTTTTTTGTTGACAAAGTGCCATCATCGAAGATGATGGTGCCTCAACTTTAGCTAGGGATGGGGTGTTGTTGTGCCAATGGTAAAAAACGTCGAGAAAAAGATATGGGACATCCAAGAGTTTGATGTTCGATTTAAGTCCCTTGACGGGAAGGATGTGCGGGGTGACAAAAAGGACATGCCGCAATATTCGCGGAAAAATAAGTCAAAAAACGACATGACTGTTTCGGAGTGGAAAAGCGGTTTTAAGAAGCTTTATCCTGGCTACGATGTTGATGTACTTGATGCTGCGGGTGAAGCCGTTCACGGTTCGACAAAACTGGGAACTGTAAGAGATACCTACAACGAAACTGAAGAGTAATACACGTTATTTAGCGCTGCTCTGATTAGCTTAAAAGCTGGTCAACTGTTTTAAATGAGCCTCGGCATTTGCCGGGGCTTTTTCGTTTTCGGGCTATGCCCAGGCCAACGCAGGCCTTTTTTCTTTGATCATGCCCAGGGAGTCGAGCGCATGGAGTTTCTGTACCGCCTGCTCGACAGGCTTGATACGTGGTTTACCGCGGGGTTGGTTGGCGCGTTCGCCGCGAGCTGGTGGCACCGAGACGACCTGGTAGACCGAAAGGCCTGGGCCGTGTTCATTTTCTCGGGTGCCGTCTGCGCCCATTACCTGACTGGACTGGTGAGTGCTTACCTGGGGGTGGTAGAGCCCCGCAGCGTTGCCGGTATCGGTTTTCTGCTCGGCACCTTCGG